TACTCCGAAACCCACGAATTCTAATCAGCTGTTATTGTTGAGGTGTTGTCATGAACGTTATCCTTACGGAGACACAAGCCGCAGACTTAAATTTCGAATGCTTTGGGCAGTTTATCAAGGCGGCGTTTTATACGGGACACTCAATGGTTTACATCCGGGAGATGGTGTCCAGCCCGGCGTATCAAAAGGAGCGCGACAGTATCGTCGCGTTGGCTATCGCACTCGGTATGAACGACACCGACACAATCAAGGTAAAGTGAATGCTGTACTACGAAATGATGTTACATGGAGACGATGGCGTGCTGAACGCCCACGTCACCGTGCTCCGCAATCCGCGTTTCGACAGTGTCGTCGACCGCGTTTTCGGTTCCGATGATTGCAAGGTTGCGCTCGACGTCCTTCGGGCAATTCCGGTAAACATGGCTTTGGTTAGTGTCTACTATCCGATGCTCGACCGTCGCGTCATTATCAATTCTAACCCATTTGGAGGTAACATGGACCTTTCACACATGTTGGACAAGCAGGAAAGTACTAAATCTAGCGTTGACTTGCCTACTCGGTTGATCGCACCGCTGCCGAACGTCGTTCCCGACGATAAATTCATATCCTATGCGCAGGTCACCGATATCGCAAGTATTCAGGCCGCTCCGAGTAATTCAGTTCTGTTGTTCAGCGAACAGGACTTTGAACTGCTGGAAGTGCTTGTTGACCACCCGTTGTTGTTCGGTTTCAACACGATGGTGTTGTCCGGTTTGCCCGGCGCCGATTACGGTGCGCAGTTCGAGTCGCGCACCTACAAGCAGGAGCGCGTCGCGTACGCGGCTTTCGTCAACGAGGTGATCGAGTTCCAGCGCGCGGAAGCTGCAGTCAAGGACGAGACACAGTCCAACTACGAACGCGAGCGTTCGCAGTACACCAGGGCCAACGGCTCTGTGAAAGGTTTTACGAAACACGTCATGGCCGGGTTGGCCGACGCGACCGAGCCCGACGACGACGGAGAGTAAATGAAGCTTCCCCAGGACGACGCTTCACGCCAGTATTACGCCAAATACGGCCTTATGAAGCAGATGAACGGCAACTCCAACCTCGGACTCGTGTTTGGCAACGGTACGAGCACTCACAGCAAACCCCTTGTGTCTCGCGAAGCGCGCGAGTTGCTTACCGGAGTTTATTCCTTCGACCCACGGGTTATGCTGTTCCAACGCGCTTTCACTCAGGAGCTGGACGATAAGCTTCCTCCCTCGCTTGACAGTGACGGCGTATGCCTGAACGGCGTGCATTCTGGTTGGGACCGGATGCGTTGCGTCGCCGGCTACATGTCCAATCCTATGTCTTATACTCCGTTGGACAACGCTTTCTATCGCACGGAGCTGGGCTTGACCCCGGGCTACGACAGCGTAGAGAAGACAATAGCTAACGAATTCTGGGACGTTATATTCTCACGATATAAACTGTCCCATGTTAAGGTGCCCAAGAAGTCCACTTCCGGTCCCCGCAGGAATACCAGCGACGCCACTTGGAAACGTGAATTCGCGCTCTTCCTTTTCGAAAGTTCGCGCATGGAGGCGATGCTCAAGTGCGTTGGCGATTCTGACTGGCAGACGCTCGCCAACGAGTTGGAGATGGTCTTTATGATGTACATCCAGAAGAGAGACCAGATTGACTCCGTAGGCAAGGAGCGTATTGTTTTCGACCTCGAGTTCGCTCTGTCGAACGGCGCAAGGGGCCGATCTTTTCCGGCCGACAAGAGCGTTCGCATCGACGGCCGCGAATGGGCCGACTTCTCGGCTACACGAGCTCGCGTGATCCACGCCGGACCGTGGGTTATCAACTGCGTGCTTCAGATAGTGTCCTCCGGCCATATGCAGTCTATGTTTGAGCTGTACCCGTCGGTATTTCATACCTCTACTGCGGATCAAATCAAACGTCTTGTGGACGGCAACTACTTTGAGTGCGGCGACGTAAAAGAGTACGATCGCAGCATGTCACGCGACGCGATCGATGTGGTGCATGACTCCGCGGAGCGCTTCTGGGATCCCAGGATTGTAAAAATGAGCAGGTTGCTGTACTACTCGCCGTACTACTCCAGACCGTTGGAGTTGGACGGCAAGTTGGGCACGTTCGTAGGCGACCCTAGGCTCATGTCCGAACAGGTCGTTTGTGGCAACAGATCTGGTCACGCGTGGACCTCACTTGTCGCGAAGGGTAACAAGTGCATTGATACGCTTATCGTCTTCTACCGCATGGGGCTCCCAGTGTTAGGAAACGTCACCACGTATCTGCGCTCGGAAGGCGCGATCAACTTTATCAACAATGGCGATGACGAAATCGTTTACACCGCTGATAAAGACCTTCTCGACCGGTACAAGACCGTGCGGTACAGTGGTAAGGCGGGTCACTACCACGTCGACTCCGAGAAGGGTCAGGGGTTCTCAGGTTTGTTGATTATGCGCGAGGGCAGCGAAACCCTCAAGTATAAACCGACGCCTAAGGTCCACACAGCTTTCGAAAAAATCTACACACCGGAAAGGTCGATAGGTGGGCACTTCCGCCCATACTGGCCGATTGGTGTGTTGGAACGGGTGAATAACCAAGACGCGAACCCTGCCGGTCCCGCTGCGTGGGAGATACATAACCGTTTGTATCGCGACATGATGGCTCCGCATTTTGGCAGTTTTCTCTCGATCGTGCAGAACGCAATGGAACGAGTCGACCTCAAGACCTTAGACGGTCTAACGGCCGCCGACCGTGATGTCCTCGAAAACGAAGACAGGATCCACTACAAGTATCTCGAGTCGGACATATCTCCAGATATTTACAAACGCATCACTTCTAAGATAGACGGCGTGCTTTTCGCCCATATCCCAAAAACTTACTACGGAGGACGGTTACATGAAACTTTCTGAATACACCGACCAGCGCACTTCGCTGGCCGCTTGGGCTAGCAACCAGCACACAGGCCGTGCCCGGGCCGCCTTTTTGAACGCGATCTCCGCGTTGACCACCCCGTCGCCGGTGTTGACCGTCGATTTTGGCCGCGCGCGTTTCACCGTCGATAACATCGGCGGCGAATTCGCTCACGCTGTCGACGAGACCGCAGAGCTCGAAGACGTCAAGGAGCTCATCCCGAAAACCGGGGTCAAATTCCCGGTGGGCGTGCATATCGACACTGGCGTGCCTTCTGGCTCTGCCCCGACTAATAAAATGGTTAACGGCATTCGCATCCCCGCCGGCGTATGTCTTATCGTCGCAGGGGCGGACACGGGGAAAACCCCGATGGCGCACGCCCTCGCGGGAGCGGACGGCGCGAACTACTCTGTCGTCCGTTACGGTGAGCCGCTCGCCGGCTACCTAGCAGACGAGAAGCTGGGCGCTAAAGCCCTGGCTGAGTGTGTTTTCGGAAGTTCGGATGTAGTACTCGACTCTGTCAAGGACGTCCTGGCACTCGCCGCCGGCGGCGCAATGAAGTCGGGCATTTCGCGAGGCGCTCTACCCCTCCTGTCGCGTTGGGGCGCGATCGCAGCATCTGTGGGCTGCACGCTGTACATTCCACTCAACCCCTCATCGTCAGACGACGATGTTGTGGAGTTGCTTGTTGAAGCGGCTAAATCCAACGCGACTATGACCATCTTCGCGGCCGGCAACGGTTCATGGCATTATGTGTCCCGCCGAGGCGAGGGCCTGCAGCGCGAACGTGGGTCGTTTGACACTTCTTTCACCGGCGACGGTCTGATGTCTATCACCAACGTGGTGAACGACGATTCATCGGGCAAGACGCCCGACGGCAGCCCGGTGCAAACGTTGGGCCGGCTTGTCGAAGTAAGCGACACCGCAATGCACAGCGCGATGCGTCGTGCAATCATCTCCTCTAACTAACTAAGGTTAATCATGGCAAACACCAACAGCAATACGAGTAATAACGGCAAACGCAACTCCGGCAAGACCGAGATCAACGGCGAGATGATCCCGGACGTGGCGAACGACACCGGCCTGTTAACGGTGCAACGCGCCACCGCCGGCGCTGAGTCAACGTTTGGCATGCGCGAGGTCATGCTTAACATCCACAATACGCTTATCGATCGTTACGAGGGCACCACCTCCACCGAGCCTATCTGGGGTGAAAAGGCGAATATTCGCGTTATCCAAACTGCTGCCGTTGACGCCAACATCCGTGAGTTTTGCTCGCGTTTCTTTATTTCGCGCATGGTTCGGAACGTCATCATCAACATTATCCCCACCCACACGGTGCGACCAGTAGAGGTTATGATATCTAAGCCCGAGTTGTGGGAAGCTCTGGTCAAAGTTACCCCCTCAGCCGTAGCTGCGAACGCCATCATGGAAATTCTGGTGCCGTATTTGACCAAAGTCGGCGTCCTGAGTAAAAACGGCGACTACTCTATGCGTTTTGAGTATCCCGTTGGACCGGTGACGATCGACGCCATTGCGCGCGATGTCGCCGCTTTCGAGATCGTCCGCGTGATGGAAAAGACCAAAGTTGTCAACATCGCCGACCGCAAATACTCGAAGGAAGTATTCGCCGATGAAGTTTCCGACGCTCTGTACGAGGTCGGCCGCGCCTTCCTCGACACCAATTCCCTCGGGAACGTTATCGATGACATCGTTAAGGGCGTGCGCGCGCACATCGACCTGGAGAACACTGGTCTGCTAGGCATGGTCGATCCGTCTTGGCGTGACAACGACGTCGTCGCGACTCTCGCCGGCAACTGGGTCTTTGTCGAAGCGGCGCTCAATATCCCTACCGGCACCAGCATCTCTCCGACCAACGAGGGGTGGAAGCTGGACCAGAACGCGCCTGGCATTTTGGCTGCTATTAAGTCGTCACAACGCTATGCAGTTGTCGGTCGATCCGAAGCCATCCGGAACATCGGTACGCGAAAGATCCGCAACAACCGAGGCGTGCCCGTGAGCGTAGTGCTGTTCCGCGCGGCGAACCCCGACGCGGTTGGTATGAGCGTGTACGCGTACGAGGACAGCGTAATGTCCGGTGCCTACACCCTCACGCACACCAAGGAACGCTTGGGTGAAGTCGTCGCGGCAGCCTACAACAACCCTGCTGAACTGGGCACCGTAGGTGCTGCCAAGCGGCTCGTGTCTACTTTGACCGATGTCGCGCAAAGCGGCTACACTGGGCTCGCGGCCATGTATCAGATCGATATCGGCGGCTACGCATTTGTAGAAAACCGTATGATCGCGGCACTGTTGGCGCAGCGCGTGTCGGTTGGTTTCGACGCCGACGGCATCGTTGTCCGTGACGACGTTGAGTTCTTCGTCGACCCGCTGTCGAACAAGCAAACGCCGCACATCAAGATGTGGTACAGCATCCCAACTACTGAGCGGGACCTGTCGTGGGGTCTATCCGGGCGCTTCGACGGCGCGTCGTTCTTCACGTCCTCGGTGGCTGAAGCGTACCTCGCTTTGGACGAGCTCTCGCCACAATCTGCAATCGAAGCGAAACCGCAGCTGTACACAGCGGCTGCCTTCAACACCCGCGTCATCAACTTCGACGAACGCAGCATCCGCAAAGTCAACACCCGTTTTGCGTTCAACGTCGTGGTGAATAACACCAAGATACACGGTTCGTTCCGCCCGGCCGACTTGGGCAGCATGAAAGCGAACCCACACGTCTCGCTTGTCGTACCGACCTACAACGCCCAGGTGTTTGACGCCGTGGCCGCGACCTTCAATACAATGCTAGACGTGTGTCGCGGTTTAGCGAAGGCAGCTGCCGACCCGGAGCGCTATCCGGACTACGTTGGTGGCGCAAACCTTCCGGCTTTCTTGGAGCGTCGGGTCGCAAGAGACGTGCTAGGCTACGCCCAGAAGATTTCCCCAGCCTTCCGCTCGGAGATCCATCGGGGTGTGATGGCGCGCGCTACTTTTGACATGACAATGGATCAATCGATCCAAATGCGCGCTCGTTTGGCGCAAAAGGCGTTCGGAGCTTACGCCGATGTCCTCGCACTTTCGTTATTCATCGAAATGCAAGGCATGGGGTCCACAACCACAGAGACCGACGACGACGACAAGGCGCGCACCACCCGTTCGTTCTGGAAAGACATCATCAGCGACGACACCATGGCACAGGTGTATTTCGAAACCGAAACAGACCGCACCGCGGTCGATTAACAACAGGGGATGCAAGTGGAAAGTTATTACAAGGTCTTTGTCTCTATATTATTGGCACTTACCGCGATTTACTGCGTCGGTAACGAGGTCGCGACCTCGTTTGATCTTGTAATTAGCGCTTTCCACTAGACGATCTAACGAAAGGACGTCGTAGAGTATAACTTACTATAAAGTCCGCGCTCAGCGCACGAGGG